AACAGAGCAATATACAGAGATAACTAAAGTAGAATATACAGAAATAAGGCCAGCTGTTTAGTTCGCAATAGGAATATTAAGTATAGAAAAATAATTAAATATTAAAGCAATAGAATAGGACCATATAGGTCTTTTTTTATTGCTTAATTTTATAGAAAGAAGGATTAATAATGGAAAAAATTTTAAATGTATTACGTTATCTAGTGGCAATAATAGGAACAGGATTTACTTGGTTGTTTGGAGCATGGGATATGGCATTAATTATTTTAATAATATTTATGCTACTTGATTATGGAACAGGAGTGCTAAGAGGGTATGTAAATAAAGAATTGTCTAGTGATATAGGATTACGTGGTATCGCAAGAAAAGCAGTTATACTTATAGTTCTTATTGTGGCTGTATGTTTAGACAGACTTATGAATACTGGAGATTGGATTTTTAGAACTACCGTTGCTTATTTTTATATAGCCAATGAGGGATTAAGTTTAATAGAAAATTGTGCAGCACTTGGTGCACCAGTCCCAGAAAAATTATTAGATGCACTAGCACAACTTAAAGATGGAGAAAAGAAGGGTGTAAAAAGCAATCTATAACTTAGATTGCTTTTTAAGAGAAGGAGGAATGTATAATGTCACAATGGAAATGGTGTGTACAAGGTACAGATGGAAAAGTTATAAAAGGATGGTATGAAGATAATGGAAAATGGTACTATTTAAATGATGAAGGAATAATGCAAACAGAATGGCTACATGATAAAGATGGAAGATGGTACTATTTAGATACAAGTGGAGCTATGCAAACAGGGTGGTTAAAGGATAAGGATAAATGGTATTACTTAGAGCCTAATAGTACAGGCTTTAAAGGAGAAATGTATGGAAATCGTACAGCTATTATAGATGATAAAGAATATAAATTTAATTCTACTGGTGCATTGATAGAAGATAGTCTAGTATCAGATAAGTGTATTAACTTTATAAAATCTTGGGAAGGATTCGAAAAGGAAGGAAAAAAATATTATGATTGTGTAGGAGTTTTAACACAGGGGTATGGAATGACTGGTAAAGAAATAGAAGAATTACCTGACCAAATATCTGAATGTGAAGCTAGTAAATTATTAAAAGAATGGATCAACAAAAGTTATGCCCCAGCAATAAAAAAAGATTTAGAGTCTAAGAATGTAAATTTAAAACAAAATGAATTTGATGCATTAGTAAGTTTTGCATACAATTGTGGAACTGGTGGTCTTCTAGGTTCAACATTATATAAAAATGTATGCAATGGAATAAGAGATAAAGACACAATTATAGCTAATTTTCAAGCTTGGAGTAATGGTGGTGGAAAAAGACTAGAAGGTCTTTATAGGCGTAGAACTAAAGAAGCATCTATGTTTTTAAATGCAGATTATACAGGTAATAATTAAATAATATAAACAGATATGTTAATAGGATTTATTAGGGTAACTAATACATCTATAAACGTACTTATAATCTAATTGTTACGTAAAATATAGTACATTTTTAATAGTAAGATTATTGATATCTAAACAGACATTTTTTATATAAATATAATATATTTATAACCTATGTATGACCTAAGCATATTATATATATAATGTGTTTAGGTCATATGCATAATCTAAACATAAAAATAAAAGCAATAAGTAGAATAAATATTTTACTTATTGCTTTTATTTTTTTATTGTTTTTTAATAAAATCTATTTTTAATTCATATCCAAGAACATCAGCTATTTGTTGCATTTCACTTATTCTAAAATCATTTTTCTTAAATTTAGCACTTATATTTTGTTGAGTTACTCCTAATTTAGAAGCCAATTCTACTTGTCCAATATCCATATCAATCATAATTTTTTTTATTTCTTTTGAAATATCCATACATACACCTCAAATATATTATATGTTTTTAATTGTTTTATATCAATATATATCTTTAAATTACAAATAAATTATTGTGAAAATATTGACATTACAAATAAGTATTTGTATAATACAATTAAATATTACATAAGAAAATAAAAAAGGCAGCAACCTAAGTTACCACCAATCCGCAAGATAAGTATAACTTAGGTTGCTCTGAAAAACAAGGGAGAAATTAAAGATGAGTAACTTAAACGAAGAAGTAAGCATAAAACTAACAGGAAAACTAACATTACTATTACCAATATTAGAATTAGACTTAAAAAAACAACTTGAAGTAAAAAAAATTATAGATGAAACTTTGTATGATTATGATATACAAACTAAATGTACGAGCCTTATAACAAGTGATATTGAAGAAAAAGCACAGTTATATATAGCAGTAAAAAGACTAGAAGGATTAAGTAGTAAAACATTATATAACTACAAATTATTTCTAAATAAATTAAATGAATTTTTTACTAAACCGTGCAGCACTATTTCCACAATGGATCTAAGAATATTCTTATCTCAATTAGGAAAAGGGAAAAAACAAACTACTATAAATAGTTATATTACATACTTAAAAAATTTTTTCGGGTGGCTACAAAATGAAGAATATCTTATTAAAAATCCTGCAGCTAAATTAAAACAGACTAAAGTTCCAAAGATTATTCTTCAAGGATATAAAACTGAAAATTTAGAAAAGTTAAGAGAAGCCTGTAAATCAGAAAGAGAAAAGGCATTATTTGAATTATTGGATAGCACTGCTTGTAGAATTTCAGAAATAGATAATATTAAAATTGAAGATATTAACTGGTCTGAGCAGAGTATAAAGGTTGTTGGAAAAGGTAATAAGGAAAGAATAGTTTATTTTTCTACTAAGGCTAAGCTACATATTCAACAATATATAGATAAAAGGGTAGGAGAATCTAACTCTTTATTTATTTCAGAGAAAGCACCATATCAGCCAATAGGAACTCGAGCTTTGCAATTGATTATAAAAAAGATAAAAAATAGAACAGATGTAACAGAAAGAGTTCATGCACATAAGTTTAGAAGGACTCAGGCTACTAGATTATTAAATCAAGGAATGAGAATTGAAGGAGTACAAGGTATATTAGGTCATACTACACCAACTACAACTCAAATTTATGCCCAACTAAGTCAGGAAAATCTTAAAAATGAATACCGAAGATTAGTAGCTTAGCATTGACAATATTTTCATGTATTATACAATAAAAATATAGGAGGGGTAATTATGAAAAAAATAAAAAGTTTAATTGCTAGTTTAATGATAATAACATCATTAGTAGCTATTCCAGTAGGGGTTAATGCAGAATGGAGACAATTAGGAGATAAATGGAGCTATACTGAAGGGATTAATAAAGTAACTGGATGGAAAATTATTAATAATATTTGGTATTATTTTGATTCTTATGGTCAAATGAAAACAGGTTGGGTATATGATTCTAACAAATGGTATTATATGAATAGTAATGGATCGTGGGATAATTCAAAAACAACTACTCAATATCCAGGAGAATTAGCAACAGCAAAAGTTAGCATAAATAAGTATGTGAATGAAGAAATAAAGTATTTTGAATCAACTACAATAAACGGGAAAATAATATATATATTTGTTGGTAGTAGTATAGATTCACCTAATGAATATTATTATAGTCCTGAAACTGGGAAAGCTTTAAAATTAAATCAAGGAATTTATACAGATATATATACTAATGAACTTATAACTAAATATTCATATTCTCAATGTAAAGAAATAGCAGATGCTTTTTTTGCAAACTCTCATCAAAATGGATATAAATTTAATATAAAAAGTGATGAAGTATTAAATAAGAGCACTAGTGAATATTATTTTGAATTCTATAATATGAATGGTCAAAAAGTAGATAGTTGTTATGTAAATGCAACTACAGGCAATACAAGAAATTAATAGAAAATAAAGCAATAAGATTTTCTCTTATTGCTTTATTTTTTGCTATTTTTTAAAAGTATACGCTAGTAGACATAAGTAAACACTTGTATACGTTAAAAATTATGTTATAATTGTTTTAGAGGTGGTAAAATATGGAATATAATAAAAAGAAAGAAAAAAAAGATTATGTATACAGTATTAGAATAAATAAAGCACAGCGAGAGTTGCTAAAAAAAAATGAATGTATTAAGGAACAATTAGATTTAAGAGTTATGGAGTTTTTTAAATTATATGGGGTATAATAATATTTAGTATTTACATTATATATTAGTATGATATAATGATATTATAAATTAATATTATATAAAGAGGTGAAATATTAATGTGCGATATTATATCAATAATAAATGTTAAAGGAGGAGTTGGTAAGACTACTACTTGTGTAAATTTAGCAGGACAATTCGCAAAACAAGGACATAAAGTTTTATTAATAGATAATGATAGCCAATCAAATTTAAGTCAAATTTTAAATGTTGAAGCTGAATATAATTTATATGATTTATATTCTAATTCTAAAGTGAATTTTAAGGATTGTATAGCACAATACAATGAAATGATAGATTTAATACCAAACACGATTGAAAGTGCTGTCTTAGAATCAGAACTTCATAATAAGATAACAAGAGAAACTATTTTAAAATCTAAATGGAATAAATTTAAAAATGATTATGATGTAGTAATAATAGATAATTCTCCATTCTTAGGTTTATGTACTACAAATGCTATGTGTATGAGTAACTATTATATAGAAGTTATAGATAACTCTACAAGTGCATTGCAAGGTCTAAATTTAGTAGATAATCTTGTTAGAAACATAAAAGAAAATGGTGTAAATGATAATCTAAAGTTATTAGGAATATTAAGAAATAACTTTGATAAAAAAACAATATTTTCTAAGCAAATTAATGAGGTCATAACAGAAGAACTTACAGAAGATGTATTTAAAATAATTATAAATAATAGTGTAAAATATAAAGAAGCTGTTGCATCAAATTCAACTATACAAGATTATAACAAAAAGTATGCAGAGCCTTACAGAGAGCTATACTATGAAATTATAAAAAGAATGAAATAAATATATAGTATTAAAATAAAATATCAATATTATATATTAAGAGGTGATATTAAAATGAAAAATGATTTTAAAAATAATATAAAAAATAGCATTAAAAAGGAAAATCAAGAATCAATATCTAATACTGATATTAAAGAAGAAAATCAAGAATCAATATCTAATACTACAATAACATTTAAAATTGGGAAAAAACAAGAGGATAAAAGCGTAAGAAAATCATTTCCACTTTATGTAGATGGAGAAATTCAAAAGGAATTAGATAAAATAGTTAAAAGAACTGGATATAGTAGAAATGAATTAATTAATATGATGATACAACATTGTTTAGACACATTAGAATTTACAGATTAAAATATTTTTTGTGGATAAGTTTATAAAAAAATGTAGACTTATCCACAAAAAAGAATTATAATGTAAACATAATAAAAAAACAAAAAAATAAAGCCTTTCACCTTTATTAGAACGGCAATTCTAATAAAAGGAACTCGAATGGTACACGAACTACCAAAACAAGCTATAACTGAAAGACTTATTTCTGACCTTATTATATCAAATGATAGGTGAAATGTAAATAAGATTTTTTATAACTTTATTGGTGTGTACCGATAAAGTTTTTTTGTTTTTATAGAATAAAAATGAAGGTAACAACCAATTACCTTCATTTAAAAATTAAATATAGATTAATTATTCTTATATATTTTCTTTATCTTAAAAAGATAAACTTATTCCCGATAGATTAAGTTTATCACAATTTTTTTAAAAAAGGAAGTGTATAGGCTTAATTTCTTGTTACCTTTTTTAGGGAACAGGTTTGGTGGAATAGGGGAGAAACACTTTAAATAAACGTCTCGGGTAGTTCCGACTAATTAACTCGGCGTGTATGCATTGCCTACCATATGCAGCATGTCGTCAGTTGGGTAAGATACAACACTCCCAACATCTACAGGATAGATAAATAAAAGTGTATGTGGGTGGTCCGCTTGGTCGCAAGACAGGAACTTGTACAAGATATTTCTTAATATCGTAGCTTATGGGCAAGTAGTAAGTTATTAAAGTACATTTGAAGGGCAAGGTAGGTAATGTTACTAAGATACAATTCAGTTATGTCAGTAATATTTTGTTTATCCTATATTTTTAGGGTAAACTATACCCTAAAACGTGTCCACAGGTTTAATCAGTATTCCTTTCTTAATTCAAAATTCAATAATAATTCTAAAATTCTTGTAATTCTCAAATATACATATAAATAAACAATAAAATGAAGTTAAGATCATGAATGTATAGGCGTAAGCAATACACTTAAAATTATAAATAAATATATAAAGTTATATAAAAATAGTAACACTTATATAGTCTTATACATACTATATATTATAAATAATTAGAAATAGGAGGTAAATTATGAGTGATAAACCGTTACTTATACCATTAAGTTTTAAAAAAGATATAGATGATTTAAAATTATATAATTGGATTTGTAAAAATAAATATAAGTCTGCTTTTATAAAATCAATTTTGAGAAATATAATGGAGCAAGAAGAAAAAGAGAAAAGATAGTTAATTTTATATAAATTTATATATTCTTTATAAAAAAAATAAGTCTACCAACAATTGGTAGACTATAGCTAAGTAACTTCTCGTATACGTGTATACGTTAAGTATATGCAAGTATATATTTAATTGTTACAAATATTAAGAAATTTATAAAAAATAAACTGCAAAACAAGCAACTCCGTATGCAATAGTATATCCTACTGTAATTGCAAATGGTATTGTCATTTTAATCACCATCCTTTTAATATTTATATTTTAACCAATCAATTAATTTTTATTCGGAGGTTTTATGGAAATAGTAATGAACCATGAACAATACTTAAATTGGAAAAATAACAACAAAAGTACATTAGATATAAAGTTAGAAAATTTAGGATTAAAAGATGGAAAAAGATTTAAAAAAGAATTAATAATAGGGATTGGAACAACATTATTTTTAATAAATAATCCTACCCATGTTTTAGCAGTTGATTTAGAATCAGTAGATAAATTAGGAAATACATTTTTAAATATTTTACAAAGAGTAGGGTATTGGATTGCATTATTGTCTGCACTTGCTGAAATAGTTAAAACATCTATGCGAGGTGGAAATAATACAGCAGAAATTGGAAAAATAATTATGAAATATCTTCTAATATATGCAAGTTTATATTTAATGCCATATATGTTTGGATTGGTAAGGGAGGCATTTTAATGATTAAGAATTTTTTCATTAAATTAGGAACATCTACAGCTTTAGAATTTATAGGAATGAGTTATTGGATATGTTTGTATGTTTGCATGATTGCTATAATCTTGTATATGGCAGGACAAAAGAAGGCAGGAAGAGTTGCAAGTATAAGTTTTGCAATTAATTTTTTATTACAAGCATTAAAATTAGGTTTAAAATAATGGAAGCTATAAAATTAAGTAATTATTTTCAATTAATCAATCCAACATACACATATATTCAAATAGTACCACACAGATCTATTAGGAATTATAATTCAAGCAATATTGCCAAAGCTATTTCACACACATATAAAAGCATTAATAAACGTGTTCATAAGGAACAAAAAAAGATATTTATAGAAACTAACTTTAAAATATCTTATATTATTGATATAGAAAAGAATAATGCTAATTTCTATTTTTTAGTTCCAGTTATCTATAAATCTATAATTTTAGAAAAAATTAGTGAAATATGGTCAAAAGCTACTATAAAAGAAGTAGAAGATATACCAACATTTTCAGTAAATTCTACTACTTATTCATTAAACTATAAAAAAGATGATGCGCTTAGTCTGAATGTAAATAAAACAAATAATGAACCATTAAATTCTATTTTAAATGTAATGGATATAATGCAAGATACAGATAGATTAAGAATAGCTTATAATTTTATGCCTATACGCCAAATTGGTTGGAAAGAACGCTATGAAGAAATGGAAAATAAGGTTAAGAATAATAAACCACTTGAAAAGAAAATAACAAGTTTTGAATATATATTAAAGGCTATTTTAGGTACTGTTTTAACTACACTAGATTGCATTTTAGAAGTATTACAAGACTTTACAGGAGGAAACACTAATAAAGATAATGAAAGCTTGTATAAAAATGTTATGTCTATTATAGGACAACAAAATGATACATCTAAAAATACAAAGAAAAAGAAAGAAGCTACTATAATTAATACTCAGATTGCAGTTATTTCAGACAGCATTGATAAAACTAGACAAGAGAATAACGCTTTAAGTATATGTCAATCTTATAATGTCTTATCTGAGGATAATGAGTTAATATATAAAAAAGTTAAAAAAACAATAAACATAGAAGATTATGATTATAAAATAGATATAAATATGTGCTCTAGTGATGAATGTCAAAATTTTATTCAGATACCAGCAGATCACCTACTAAAAGATTTTAAAATAAATCATATAGAAACAACAGAAACTCCAATTCCTGTAGAGTTGTTGGAAGGAACTATGTGTATAGGTTCAAATATATGTAAGGGGAAAAGTTCAAAAGCATATTTAAGTACAGATAAGGATTTTAGGAATTTAACATTATGTGTTATTGCTCCTACAAGAAGCGGAAAAACTACATTATTAAAACATTTAGTAAAAGATTCTATAGATAATAATGAGTGTTCAATAATATTTGATTTTTGTGGAGAGTGTGAGTTTTCTAATGATGTTAGTTCTGCAATTGATAAAAAGAAAATATTAAATATTGATTGCTCAAATTTTGATGAATTACAAGGATTAGGCTTTAATGAAATATTTGCAGATAGTAATAATACTTTTGAAGTATATAAAAGTGCTAAAATGCAAACAGCACAATTAGTTAATTTTATTAATTCTATTAATATAGATAATGAATTAGAGCCACGTATGAATAGATATTTAAAAGCAAGTAGTTTAGTTGTCTTTATAAGTAACGGAAGTATTAAAGATGTATTTAATGTATTAGAAGATTATAAAATTAGAAGGCAATTTATAGATAAAATACAACCTACTCAAAGAAGTAACTTAGAAGAATATGTATTAGCATTGCAAGAATTAGATGATTGGTGTAAAACCAAAGAACCACAAGTTGTAGGTACTAAGGTTTCATATATTCAAGGAATTTTAAATAGATTGGATGTTATTAAAAGTAATGCTTATATGGAATTAATGTTAAAAAAAGATTGCAGCAATAATATAAATCTAGTACAAGAAATGCAAAAGAATCAACTTATTTGTTTAAAAATGAAAGAAACAATGTTTAGTACAGATGAAGAAAAAGATGTATATTGTACTTATTGGATTAATAAGATATGGGGAGCATTACAACAAAGGCATAGCATATTAAAAGAAGAAGATAGAGTAAAAGTAAATCTGTTTTTTGATGAATTATATCAAGTCCCTTGTTGCCAAACATTTTTAAAAATTAAACTTAATCAAATTGCTAAAAAAACAGCAAAATCAATTATAAGCTGTCATAGTTTAGAGCAAATAAAATATATAAGACCAGAATTAAAAAGTGCTAATACAAGCTATATGCTTATTGCAGGATGCAATAAAGATAATTATTTAGAGTTAAAACAAGAATTAGAACCTTTCGAATTAGATGATCTATTAAATCTAAAAAGATACTATAGTTTAAATCTTATAAAATGTAATGATGGATATGCAAGATTTATTACTAAATTACCACACTAAATTTAACAATTTAAAATAAAGAGAAAAAGTAGTTAATTAAAATATATAATATAACTACTTTTTTTCTATTTTATATAAGCTCAAAATATCACATATCTTTAATAAAAGTTCCTTGTTGGTGTTATTTTCTAAATTTAAATTATATTTTTCTTTAGTTCTACATAAAAGATAATCTAAGCTTACGTTAAATATATCTGCAAATTTAACCAAAATATCTAAATTAGGTTCATTAGTATTCGTTTCGTAAGCACTTATTGCATTTCTAGATAAATTTAATTTATCAGCTAATTCAGTTTGACGTAATCCATGATCTTCTCTTAGTTCCTTTAATCTATCTCCAAAAGTCATTTTTTTCTCCTAATATAATAGTTTCAATCTAATAATTTTAAACTATTATATTAATAAATATAAAAATGTCATATTTTATGTCTTGAATAAACTAAAAAACATTAATTAGTGTCGTTATCATCATCATAAATTAACCTTTTCCAGCTTATATTTAATGCTTTTGCTAACTTATAAATGGTAACCAATCTAGGTGATTTTAAATTATTCTCTATATCTGAAATTGTACTTTTTCCAACTCTACTTATTTTTGCAAGCTCTTTTTGTGTAAGATTTTTTTCTAACCTTAATTTTTTTAATCTAATTTTCAGCATTATTCACCATCAATAGAAGTCTTTACTATATTTTCGACATTTCTATACATAAAAACAAGGGGAAAATGTTGGAAAAATGGATAAAAAGTCGAACAACTCCGCTATTGCGGAGTTTGAATCTGCTAAAATTATTAATGTGCTCGAGCGAAAAATTAATAAATTAACTATATGTAATTTGAATAATTTAAATTTAAAATGATAAAACATTTTAAAAAGAGAATATATTACAGATAAAAAGAGCAACAACTTTGTGTTACTCTTTTGGGGAAATATTACTTTTTAAAGCATTCTTTATGCTTTTTGAAAGTGTTAATTAAATCTAGTATATATAATTGTTCGTCAATAGAAAGTTCTTTTGCCGTTTCATTTATTTCACTTAATATTTTTACAGTTTTTGAAACTTGTTTATAGTCCATTTCACCGTTACCAGTGAGTAACCAATCTTTATTTATATTAAGCAATTGACATATACCTTCTAAAATAAGCTGAGATGGAACTGTTTTATTACTTTCAATATTAGTTATAACGCCCCTAGAGAAACCTAAATGTTCCGCTAAGCATGTCTGAGATATTCCCCTAAATTTTCTAGCCTTTTTTAGTCTAGTTCCAATATTCAAATCATCACCTCCAACATAAATAATTATATATATAGATAATTGTATTGTCAATACAATTGTGTATTAAAAATACAATAAAAATACGACAAAATGGTTTGACAATACAAAAACTATGGTATATTATGTATTTATAATACAAAAACGGAAAGGAAGTGTTTTGGTGGAAACTAAAGAAATACAACAAAGTTATATAAGTAAAATCGTTGATGAAGCAAGTCAAATACCAACAGAATGCCAAGAATATGTACTAGCTGTTATGCATGCTATGGTGTTTACAAGAAATGTGATAAAAAAAGAAGCCAATTAGCACTATAGTGCTAATTGGATTGGAGGTATTAATAATGGAGGAGTTAAGAGAAAAATTAATAAAAAGTATTAAGGAAAATGGAAGGAATGCGTATATAACAATTAAATTAAGTCAAAAACTAGATTCTTATATAGTAGTAGAACAAAGAAAAATGTTAGGAGGAAATTAATTGGGTAAGTTAGCAATTTATTCAGAAAAAAAAGACAAGCTTGATAGAGCTATAGCAAAGAAAACACAAGAATTATATATTCAAGGAATGGGATATAAAGATGCTTTTAAAAAAGCAAAAGAAATTTACTTAGAAAGGAGCTGCTAGAAATGAAAGAAAACTGGTTAGCGTTATACGCATCTATAATGTCAAAAAATAGTGCTGAAAAAACACTTGGATTATTAGGAATAAAACCTAAACGAATAGAGAAAGGAAATGTGAAAATTAATTTAAGTGAAAAAGAAATAAATAAATTAGAGGAATTGAAAAAAAATCATACATGGAATGAATTAGGCAAAATTTATAAAGTGGACGGAGAATATTTAAGAGTAAAAGTAAAAGCTACCAAGAAAAAGTATGCTGAAAAAAATATCTTGATAGCAAATACAAATATTTCTATATCATTATAACAAAAGGAGAAAGTTATGGCAAAAAGATATTATTGGTTAAGACTTAAAGAAGATTTCTTTGAAAGAGATGAAATTAAAATCTTAGAAAATATGCCTAACGGAAAAGATTATATAATTTTTTATATGAAACTTTTATTAAAATCAGTATCAACAGATGGGATTTTAATCTTTAATGGTTGCATACCATTCACACCAAATATGTTAGCAAGCATTACAAATACTAATGTTGATACTGTAAAAGTTGCAGTAGATATATTAACCAAATTAGGCTTAATGGAACAATGGGACGATGGAAAATTATTTATGGTTGCAACACAAAATATGATTGGAAGTGAAGGTGAAAGTGCATCAAGAGTAAGAGCACTTAGAGAAAAAGAAAAAAAGCAAAAAGAAGTTAAGGCGTTACAATGTAACAATCAAGTAACAAAAAGTAACACAGATATAGATATAGATATAGATAAAGATATAAAGATAGATATAGATAATACTATATCTAAAGATATAGTTAGTAGCACTAAAGTGCAACCAATAATAGATGCATGGAATTTGTTAGGATTACAAAGAGTTATTTCTATAAAAGCTGGTACTAATAGATATAAGTTACTTAATGCAAGAATCAAACAATACGGAATTGAAAATGTATTAAAGGCTATTAGTAATATACAGAGTAGCTCTTTCCTTAAAGGTCAAAATAATAAATCATGGGTAATAACTTTTGATTGGCTAATAAAACCTAACAATTTTATTAAAGTATTAGAATGCAATTATGAAGATAAAAAAGGAGAATTAGATAAAAAAGCTAAAAATGAAAAAGCACCTTTAAGATTTGATAATTTTAAATCAAGAGAATATGACTATGACAATTTAGAAAAAAAACTATTAGGTTGGGAGAATAAAGAAGATGAATAAAGTGGTTTTAATTGGAAGATTAACAAAGGATCCAGAACTAAGATTTACTCCTGGAGCTGGAACAGCAGTAACTACCTTAACATTAGCAGTTGATAAGTATAATTCTAAATCTGGTCAAAAAGAAGCGGACTTTGTACCTGTAGTTGTATGGGGTAAACAAGCTGAAAGTACAGCAAATTACATGACTAAGGGTAGTCAGATGGCTATAAGTGGTAGAATACAAACTAGAAATTATGAAGCTAAAGATGGAACTAAGAGGTATGTTACAGAAGTAGTTGCTACAGAAGTTAAATTTTTAGGAAATGCAAAAGGACAAGATAATACTTCATCATCAAATAATCCATTTGAAAATTTGAATTTTGAAGAAGATATAACTCCAGTAGATGATGGAGATATGCCATTTTAATATATAGTATTGAAACTAGATATTAATATTACGTATTAATTTACAACAGTTTATAAAGAATGAGGTAGAGTAATGATAATTGAAACAATAATAAGACTTATGAGAGCATATTCAACTTGTCCTAAATGTGGAAAAACAATGATGTGTGACGGTTTTAAGTCTGATGAAAGTGAAGCAAGTATTGAATGTAAGTGTGGATGGAAATTAGAAATTAAAGAAAATGAGGTAAAAAGCAATGATTGAACTAAAGTTTTATTTTAAATTAGGGAAAGAACTTAAAATGGCAATAGATGAAGATGGAAATTATGTAGAAGTGTATTCTTGTTGCACATTAACAGTTGAAAAAATGCCTAATGATGAACAAATTAATATACTTGAAGGAATCTATATAAAAGCTATAGCTGGACAAGTTGATGGAAATATAAAATATATAACTTCAATTTCAGAAGAAGAATATAGAAATAATGTTGATGAAGACTAGCACAAAATAGAGAAAAGGGAGGAAATAAATGTTATTTGGTTTTTTGAAATCTAAAAGTGATTTTTCTTATAAAGAGAAGGCTGAAAGAATAAAAGATAAAATAATACGAAAAGAAGTTAATAATTTTAAAAAACTTTGTATTGAAAGATTTGAAGATAATATCGAAAAAGGAAAAACAACAACTACAGTTAATTTTTATGGAAATGTAACATATGACTTTGAAAATGAAATATCTGAAATTGTACTAAGAGAATTGAAAGAAGAATACAAAAACATTGATTTTTCCTTTTCATTTAGGCACTTTCAAAATAGTTATAAAGGAATTTGTATGGTGGCAATATAGTCCACAATAGTCAGAAAGGACGAAGGAGGTAAGTTTAATGAGACAAACTAAATATCGTGGATATGATACTGCAAATGGAGAATGGATTTATGGAAGTTTATGCAAAAATATAAAAGGTAATTATGGAATACAGGTTGAGCAAGGTGAATTTAAATGGAAGGTTGTTAAAACTGTAGATATAAAGTCGATAGGACAATTCACAGGTATGACAGATGAATATGATAATGAAATATATGCAGGCAATATTGTTGAATATGAAGGAAATAAATTTGTTGTGCAATACGATATAGGAAGTTTTATGTTGGTAAGAACAGATGATGAAACTGATATGTATTCAATTTTTGAAAACTGTTGGAATGACGATGTTTATCCTATGTCTCAATTATACTGGGAAAATGGTTGCGAAGAAAATAGTTTAACTGGTGTAACTGTACTTGAATAATTCGCAATACTTTAAAGCAAATATGAAGTCAGAAAGGACGAAGAAAATGAATAAATTTCAAAAAGTAGCTTATCAAATAGCTAAAGATGATGCTAAGAAAGAAATTTATAAAGGTCAATCTATAATTAAAAGAAGCAGATTAGGCTATTCAGTATTTGCAGGAGATAAAGATTCATGGCCATATGAAAAATGTGTTGATTTCAAAAATAGGTTTAAAAATGAAAGTTGGTAGTCAGAAAGGGTGTATGAAGATGATTAAAATAAAATCTGCAGATAGAATCTTAATAAAAACAGGTTTTGGAAATAAAGAAGTTAAAGGCGAAAACTACAAAGGATATGGAATTAATAAAACATATCCCTTAAATAATGGGTGGGTAATTACAGTTATGAATGGTCCACATAAAGGACAATGCTTACCGCCTATCTTTTCTACCAAAAAGGGTTGCAGAACCATGATTGACTCTTTAGTAAAAGAAGTTGGAGCTAAACCAATAGATGCAGATGTTGAAAAAATAAGAAAAGTAATAAGTGAATCTAAAGGATATAAAGAGCTAGAAAGGACGAAGAAAATATGAGTATAGAAGAAAAGATAATGCAATGGGAATGTCCTTATTGTGGACATAAAAATACAGATACTTTATTGGATTTGGATTATGGAACAGTCTTATGCAGAGTGTGTGAAAAGCCTAGTGATGTTTATTTTGATGTAAAGCCAATAAATGTAGTTGTTAAGGGCGTTGATTTGTAGAAGGTGAATTTAGTTGTTGCAAAAAATGCAACAACTCAGATTAGAATTTTAACTTAGTGTAAGGGGGATGAAATTAATTGGATAAAGAATATTTTAAAGATCTAGTTAAAGAAATGATAGAACAAGAAGTTATATTAACAGACAAGCCAACAGTTGTTGAAGCAATTCTTGGCGGTGCTTATTATAAAGGGAAAAAAGAATCTGAAAATGGAATTAAAACAATAAATATAAAAGCCACAATAGATTTATTAAATGTTGCAGAAGATTATTTAAGAGCAATAAATAATAGAAAATGTATTGAGGTAAGGGAAATTATTAAAGGACTTGAATTAGAACTTTGATACACAATATGTGAAAAATACGAAATAAAGGAGTGAATACTTTGAATGTAAAATTGGTAGAAAAAATTAAAAAGTTATTAGCTTTAAGTGAAAGTAGCAATGAAAATGAAGCCAAAGTAGCTATGTTAAAAGTTCAGGAGTTACTTGTTAAACATAAATTATCAATTAAAGAAGTTAAAGAATATAAGATTATTAATACTTCGATTAAAGAAAAGGTAAGTAAAGTTTCTTTTAGACAAGGCAAATGGAAGGCACAATTAGGAAGTGTAATAGCAGAAAATTTTGGATGTTATCAGTATTTTAAAAGAGGTACTTCTAGAACCATAGCTTTTTTTGGTAATGAAGAGGATATTATTGTATGTAACATTGTATTAGAATATGCTGTTGAGTGCATTACTAATACTGTAAAAAGATTAAGGTATCAATATTTTAAAGATGGATACAGTACAAAAGGTTTAGAAAATGATTATGCATTAGGATTTATAAATGGTTTAGAAGAAATGTTTGAAGAACAAAAAAAGAAAAATCAAGAATGGGGATTAGTACTTGCCAAAGATGTTGAAGTTGTAAAAGCTTATAATAACATTAATTTTAAAGGAAGTATTAATACAGATACATCATTTCAAGGACATAGTGAAGCTTATTATCAAGGAAAAGAAGATGGGGAAAAGTTCAGTATTTCAGATAAAATTGCCGAGGGAGAAACTGAAGAACAATTAACTATATCAATGACTAACTAATTTATAGTTCTACTATAAAGAGAAATATTCGGATTATTTTAAAATTTGTCCAGGATAAAAATGAATTTTTAAGAATTTTACCAGGTAAAAAATCAAATAAATCCGAACGATTGATAATTCGCAATACTAATATAGGATAAAGTATAGCAAGCATTGGTTTTGTTAACAAAACCACTTGTTCAAGGAGTAAACTCCTTAAAAATCCAACTTAAAATAAAATAGCAAGCATTGGTTTTGTGGCCACAAACCAATTTAAAATAATTAGGAATGTCCTAAAACCTTATAAAACTAAAATAGATGTTAAAGAATAGGGGGGGAATCAATGACTAAAACAGTAATATTGGAAGACATTGATGTTTCTATTGCAAATGAAGAAGAAGATAAAAGATATGTTGATAAGTTGAATAGAAATACTGATAAGGTAAAGTATTTGAGATTAATTAAAGGTTATACACAAGAAAGAGCAGCTAATATAGCTGGAATAAGTCCAAGACATCTGCAAAGAATAGAAAAAAAATTAAAAATGTCGTGAAAATGTCGTAAAAATGTCGTGTTTGTGTCGTGGTACAAGCACGATATTTTATTTATAATTAATATAAATAAGTAATAAGACAAAATAAAAAAATAAATGTCTTATTTGAATTAAAAAAATGTCCCGTTTTTTGGTATGGAATAACTATATTTAAATTTAGGAGGTATACATTTTATGTTAGATAAAATAAGAGTTAAGGAATATTATTTAAAAGGATATAGCTACAACAAAATTGCAAGTATATTAAAAGAAAAGCCAGAAACAATAAAAAAATGTATACAAAGAAATCTAAAAGAATTTAGAAAATCACATACAGCTGAAAAAATAAGAAAAAAAGAAGTTGATAGAATAACAAGACAAGAATCTAAAAAGTATATGAGTGATAAAGATTTTATTAAAAGAAATAGATCAATATATAAAACTAAAAAGAACGGAGACATAGTTCTTAATAAAGATGTTGTAGTAACTTTTGATACACCTAAAAGATTAATAAATGAGTATGCAAAAGATAAAATAAATAAAAATATACTTAAAAGTGATTATAGAAAAGAAAATGATGTTGTTATAATGTAAATATTAAACCAGTAGTTAGTAATCTACTGGTTATTTTTATAGGAAGAAGGTGGGTAGATGGAAAGTATTTATATTATTTTAATATGTAAAAAATGCAAAAAGACTACTATTCTTTTAAAAGAAGAGGTTGAAGATACTATAAAAAATAGAAAATATTTATCATGTGCTCATTGTGGGAGTAGAAGATTTATTTATGAAAAGTCAACTAATAATGCTAGTGAGTGCATGAAAAGTAATTATTATAAAAGGGTAAATGGATATATGAGGCAGGTGAATTAATAGTGGATGAAGACAAGAAGAGGAACTGGGAAAAAGGAACTGCCTTACCTATACCAAACAATAAGTATGAAAGATTTAAAGAAACCCTTTTTGAACATAGTAAAAAATATTCAGAAAGAAATATTACATTATTTTTACTTGCAAGAGCTACTGGATATAGAATGGGTGATCTAGTTGAATTAACAGTTGGAGAACTGAAAGATGCAATTGAAGAAGGATATCTAATTATTCAAGAATCAAAGCAATATCAACTTTGGAAAAGTAAACTTATTAAATATCCTAATAAAAAGAAACCAGAAAAGCGCAAAGCAAAAATAGGTGGAAATTTAGAGGAATATTTAAGAAAGTATACAAAAGGGAAAAAACGTTCAGAATATGCTTTTCCTAGTAATAAGTCATCAAATAAAAATGAACCTATATCAGCAAAAGCTTTTTCAAGAATTCTTAAAGATGTTGGAGAAAAAATTGGATTAAAGCATATAAGTGGTCATAGTCCAAGAAAAACATATGCAACAAGAATATATGAAAAGTCTGGTGGAGATTTAGAAAAAGTTAGGCTTGCATTAAATCACCAAAGCGTAGAAGAAACTAAAAAATATTTAGGTATTAAAGAAAAGATGATTGATGATGCTGGTAAGATAGCTGATGAAGATATATAATGCGTAAAAAATAAAATGGTGCTTATTTAAAGTGAGTTTAAAAAATTCTTACTATTATATGTAGCTTAAAAATAGTATAAGTAATTCACCATGTTATTACTTATTAATGAATAAAAGTAAAAATAGCGTTAATCTTAGTAAAATCAACAGGTTTAGCCTTATTAATAGATTTGAGTGGTTTTTAAAAATTATTTTATGAATAAAAACAACTCAAGAACAACTCAACTCAATTAAATATGTGTGTATAAGGAGGAAAAATAATGAGAAATAAAAGAAAAATTAAATTAAGTGCTGAAATAAAAGAAATTTTTAATTTTAGTGATATATCTATTGCTAAACGATATATAGGTGCATAACACTAGTATTAAAAGTGATGTTGTTTAGAAAAGTATCAAAAGTTATTGACATTGAATTAAAAATCTTATATATTAGTAGTATCAAATAAAACGGTCGTTAAATTTAATACTATTATTATATGAGGTGTAGAGCATGAATAAAATATATGGTTACTGTAGAATATCAACCAATAAGCAAAGTATAGAAAGACAGCATAGAAATATTTTAGGATTATATCCTAATGCAATAATAATAAATGAAATATTTACTGGAACTAAAGTTGAAGGTCGTAGAGAATTTAAAAAGTTATTAGATAATATTTCTAAAGGCGATACTATTGTATTTGATTCTGTAAGTAGAATGAGTAGAGATGCAGAAGAAGGTTTTAAATTATATGAAGAATTATTTAATAAAGATGTAGAGTTGGTATTCATAAAAGAGCAGCACATAAATACAGAAACATATAAGAAAGCACTTACTAACAATATAGAAATGACAGGTACTAATGTAGATTTTATACTAGAAGGTATTAATAAATATTTATTATCATTAGCAAAAGAACAAATAAAGATAGCTTTTAATCAATCTGAAAAAGAAGTTAAGGACTTGCAGCAAAGAACAAAAGAAGGTATAGAAACAGCAAGATTAAATGGAAAGCAAATAGGCCAATTAAAAGGCACTAAATTAATAACTAAAAAGAGTATAGAATCAAAAGAACAAATAATTAAGTATTCTAAAGACTTTCAAGGCACTTTAAAAGACATTGAAGTAATGAAGTTAATAGGTCTTGCAAAAAATACCTATTATAAATATAAAAAAGAATTGATCAATGAACTATAAAATCAAAATGTATAGTAAATAAAAGACAGTATTCAAAAATGAATGCTGTTTTTTATTTGCTATATTTTTATGAAAGGAGATGGGGAAATGGCAGGAGCACCTAAAGGAAACCAAAATGCTGTTGGAAACAAAGGTGGAGCACCAGCTGGGAACAAGAACGCTGTTGGGAATAAGGGTGGAGCACCAGTTGGAAATCTTAATAGCTTAAAACACGGAGAATATTTTGATGCAGCTAAGCATTTAGAAAAAGATTTTTTAAAAAAATATATTCCAACAGCAACTAAAAATATAATTAAGGAAACTATAGAATGTGGAATAAGTACATTAGATATTTTATGGACTAATATTCAATTACAATTTGCAGCGATAATTCGAAGTCAAAAAATAATGCATGTTAAGAGTAAATCAGAAATGATAAAAGAAATTAAAAAATCTAAAATTAAATCTAAAACTAGATCTACAGAAAAAACCTCAACAGATGAAACGGAAGAAGAGTTCTCTTATGAATTTCAATTTGCTTGGGATAGACAAGCTACTTTTTTAAATACTCAAAGTAAAGCTATATCAACATTGCAAAATTTAATAAGTAAATATGAAGAATTACTTCATAAGAATTGGGAGTTAGCAAGTGATGAACAAAAAAATAGAGTAGCTAAATTAAAAGCAGAAGTAGCAGAAATAACGGGAGAAAATGAAGATGAAGAAACTGAAGATGATGGATTCATAGAAGCATTGAATGGAACAGCAAAAGAAGATTGGTCTGATGAAGAGGAGTAAAAGTAAAAAATCAAGTATAGTCTTTAAATTCAAACCCTTTTCTAAAAAACAAAGAAAAGTGTTTAATTGGTGGACTGATGAAAGTCCAGTTAATGATGCAGATGGAATAATAGCTGATGGAGCAAT